TGAATCTCGACCTTGACGATGATCTGCCTTTTTAAAATAACAATGACAATGGGAGCCTTGATTGGCTCCCTTCTCATGACCGATAATCCCTATGTACGTTTATAGTATCATTGATGTTGAATATATTCAAAGTCTTGTGTGAAAAAGATGGTGGGATTGAGAGCGGTTTGGGTGTATTACTAGAATATAATTCTAATCCACGTTCATTTGGGATAAGATTTTGATTGTATTGTATGTTTTTATTGTTTACTAATGCCTTTTCTCTCTTAGGATTTGCTTTAACAGCAGATACCTTCTCTGGTTTCTTCTTGGTCTTAGGAGTAGGTGTTTTCTTTTTAACCTCTTGTTGTGGAGTCGCCATCTCATCAAGGTCTTCTATTTTTCCTGATGTTTGAATATGAAAGTGAATAGTTGGAATTGTATGAATAGAACCTTGAATACCCAAAGCCCCTAACAATCCACTTAACACATTCGCAGTATCAGCAGGAGTATCAACCGCTTCACCAACCATATGTTTACCAACTCTTGCAGGAGAATTAACCTTTCTTTGTTCTTGTGCAGACCTGAAAGCACTATTTATTCTTAATTTTTTTCCTGTCTTTTGTTTATAACTAGAAGCCAATTGTATTATCTTTGCTCTAAAGAATGGCTTTAGTCTATCGAAATGTGCTCTATCTCCAGTCCTAGCGGTAAACTCTAAGACATCAGCAATATTTATTCCAGAAACATCAGTGGTGGATGGAAACTTCTCTTGTATATATTTATTTTTGATTCTTCTAATGGTGATAATCAATTGGTCTTTTGACATATGTCCAAGACCTTCCCACATATTAATTAATCTTTTAATAAATATATCTTCGTAGTTTTGGTCTTTGACGTATCGTAAAAATCCTGCATCAATGAGAAGTTGCCATCCTATCTTCTGTTGAGTTACTCTATCGAATTTATCAGTTGGTTTTATTATTCCACGTTTTAAAATCCCTGCTAACGTTTCGCTTGTTATCTGGTATAATCCAATAGCAGAACTTCTTTTACCTTTATTTGTTCCACTTGTTATTATAGTTCTGTCATTATTTACTAACGCATCTCTTTGCATGTTATAAACATCTTGAGCAGACATAGTTGATAAATCTTTATTACCAGACCATTTATTGTAAGAATCATTATAGCCACCCGTAGACTCATATCTAGAAACAACTTCAGAAAAATCAATAAATGACGTTCCACCTGCCCCGACACCTTCATACCCTGTCGTTGTGACACCTCCTATTTTAAAAAGATCAGGAAGTTCCGTATCACCAAACATCTGCTTTATAACCCATTTTCCAGCCCATACCGCTGCAAATCCTGCCAAAGCTATAACAAACGGATTCGTCAACATACCTAAGAAATCAAATTTATCTAAAGAACTTGGATGGTTTAAATGTTGTATATCTTCTTCTGCGATTTTATTAGTCTTATCTAATTTATCTGCTAACGTTTCTTTAGAACCAACACGAAAAACTGACGTTAACTTAGAATCGTCTTTCGTTTTAAACAAAGATGTACCCTTTAATCTTTTTAAAGAGTTTTCTAATATTTTGAAGTTATCTTCACTGTTGTCTGCTCTTTCTTTATTAGAATAGATACTAGGAAGACTTAATATGTTAGATTCCATTTTATATCATTTTGTCTTACAAAATCATAATATCTAAACCCATCAATATCAGTACGAGGAGGCTCTGAGTAATATTTATTATTATTTTGGTTATAAACATTAGTATCTTGTGTAACCACAGAAGCAGGAACTGACGATTTTTTAAAATCTACTGCGTCAATTTCCTCTTTTTTTCGCTTTGCCTCTTGTTCTTTTGCTGTTAATACACTTGATTTGGGAGCTATTGCCAAACTACTAATTTGTTTTTTTATCTGAGTTTTAGTGGTTTCATCGTTTTTTGTTGGTTTTAATGCACCATAAAGTAATGATATGGCAGAAGCGGTCAGCCCAACCTGTGGTTTAAGTAATTGGCTTTTATCTTCTATAGTTTGTGGCATTACACTCCCATTTTCATACAGAAATGATTGCATTTCTCCTGTATTAAGTGGATTGTTGAAATTATATAAAGGGCGTAGTCCCAAACTAAGAAATGCCTGATTTGTATATTTTTTAGTGACACCCTCAACTGTCTTTTGAAATACATTTTTTTCGTCCTCTGGTCTTCCAAAAAACCCACCTTCTGGAGTATATGTCTGAGTTTTTCCATTTTTATCAACAAAACTACTTGGAGCGTTTGGGGCCATGAAATCTCTAAAGGCTGCTTGAGATAAGGATTCAGTTGGTTTTTGGTCAAACAAATATTTTCCTGCGGCATCACTTGCAGCACCAATAGTTTTATCAATAAGTATATCTAATTTTTTCAACATATCTGCAAATAGTGGTTCTTTTTTCATCTCCTCCCACTTCGTACTAGTGAAAAATTTACGAATCGCCACCCCACCTCCAACAATACCAGCAACCGAAGCACCTGTAAGTATTTTCGCAATTGTACCTTTAGAACCAAGTGCTTCTAATAGTGAACCACCAGCACCAAAAACACTACCAAGAAATTTCATGATAGGATTTTCCTTTTCCTCATTTTTGCCTAAATCTTTTGATAGAATTCCTAATCCTTTGTTGAGTTTTTCAACATTATCACTCAACCGTTCTAATTGGTCTGGAAGACTTTTATTGAGGTCAAATACATCCGATTTATCCCCACTGATTGCGGAAAGATTGTCTAATTTTTTTGAAAGAGTATCAAGAGTTTCTCCAAGTTCAGAAAACATCTTTGTGGTAGAATTAGTAGTGGGGTCTGTAGAAGAACTACTCATATCGAATTTCTTGTCAATATAAGTTTTAGTTGCAACTAAACTAGTTTTAGAAGATAAATCTATTTTACTTATAAGTTTATCTTGCATTCCCTTTAATGACGTGTTCAGAGACTTGAATTTATTCTCTACCTTATTTTCCAAAGATTCTACCCTATCGGATAGGACATCTTCTGGTTCCTTTGCACCTACATTTGTAAGAATATTCTTATCCTCATCCGACGACGAAGATGTATCTGGTGAATTTGTGGGTTTAATCGATGGAAAGAGCATTTAATTTATTATGTTATTAGTTATTTCTTATTTATTTTAGGATTTCTGTTCTAGCCACTCCACAACCATGTCCAAGTACATTTCCCTTTGCCAAGGCATGAGGTTTTCTAAGTAGGATAAATCCCAACCATAATTTTGCTTTAACATAAAGTTAATCTTATAATATTCCCCAAGCGACGTATCACTTAGGGTGTAGTAAAAAAATTATCAAATCCTTCTACGATTCTCGTTTCAGTCTTTCCACATTTTGAACAAGTATAAGTAACTTCAAGATAAACCTGTGGCATGGTATCGAAAAATTGTTTTATCTTTAGAATGTGTTTGTTCTCTAAAGTTCCTGCCCATTCTTCTAATTCTGCCTTTGTCGAGTCTTTTGTTGGGTACACAATCTCTTTATCATAGATAGATTCTATACACGCTATTAGTAAATCTTTGGGTGTTGAGTCTGCCGCATTTGAAATTGTTGGATACCTCATGATAACACCAACATCATCCGTCAAACCAATTGTCTTTTTGTGGTCTGGAAATTGTCGAACTTTGACATCATTTAGATTAAGTTCAACCTCTTCTCTGTGGTCACATGCAGCAAGATTTTCTTCGTTAAGGTGTGGAACTGATAATTTTATAATTTCTCCACTACTAACGACACGAAGCTTCAAAAAGAGAAATTCGAAATCAAAAATTGGAAGAGATTTAACATCTATCCCTTCAACGCAGTTATTTAATAGTTCTTCACAAGCGTTGACTATTTCTAGTTTATTTCCACCTTCTAATGCAATAAGTAAAATCTCTTGATCTTTAGCGGTGTAAGGATGGTATTTGTGTGTTTTTCCTGTTGAAATCAAATTTAACAGAAATGTTGGTAATTTTATCAATGGTAATGCCATATAGATGTAAATGTTTAATTGTATATATTTATAATGTTAAAATATTTTGCTTATAGCTTTTGATATTTGGTTTGTAGAAAGAAGAACTTTGGAACCTGTCATAATCCTGTAATGGAGTGTAAGGTTGAAAGTGCTGATTTCATTTTTAGCATTCCAGTCAAAACCAATTCCACCGACGACTTTTGGATAAACGTCCTCAAATGTTATTATATATGTTGCGTTTCCCTCTTCATCGTATACGACTAATTCTGCGTCTGTGATGATGTCATCATAATACGCAACATCAAATTTTGTGAGATTTGAGGTATTTCCAGGCAGACCGAGTGTGCTAAGAACTGTTGATACAAGCTTTTGAGGATCTGTTGGAGGTTTAGTTCCACTGTATGTTAATGCAGAATCGATCCAAGTTTGAAAGAAATCATGTTCATAGTAATCCCCACCACACAAAACACTCATACTCATCGAACCGTTTTCAATATCTCTTGGAAAATCTGAACTAGGTCCATATGTTTTAGTTGTGTATACACCTAAACTTTTATCAGGAAGAGTGAATTTATCAATCCTAAATTGTAGTTCAGATAGTCCAGAACTCGTAACAGAATCATATAAAGATTGACCTTCTTGGATTAAATCTTTTTGAAAAGGACTAACTCCTAACGCATTTGGTATAGTAGTTCTCAAAAGATTAGGTCCACTAAATGATGGACTTGTATATATCTTAGGATATCGTTTTATTCTAAATACAAATAAAGATGGTCTTCCTATTCCATTATGAAAACTATTTCTGAAATTTGTAGGACTAAAGCCATATTTCGTATCAAAATAAAGGGAATTTGTTGTTGCCATTTCTTACGTCTTTTTTTATATTTATAAAATTGCGTTTGGTAGTGATGAATATATTTTGTATATTACCTTAACCATAAGGAAATACAATGATTATTAAATATACCGAAACGAAGAGCGGAAGAATTCTTATAAATAGTATAGAAGACGTTATTACTTGGAAAGATATTGTTGATAAATATAATATCGAAGCCAAGGCATCATATCTTTCAGAATATCCATTTTACAACTTCTTTGATAATAAATTAGAGATTTGGATATTAATACCTCGTAAGGTTGCACAACGAATGACTGCACCTCATGTAGTTTCGTATGTGCTAGAAATAGGTAAAGAATATGGTAAGGAAAAATTCGAAAGCTGTAAAGAGCTTATAAAGAAGTCCGAAGTAAGATTTAAAAATATAGTAAATTACGTGGAAGAGGAAGAAACCTGGAATTCAGAATCATAAATAACAATTAAAATAAAAAAACAATGAAAAACAATGACATCGTATCACAGATAGTAAAACTGTGGAAACAAGGCAGAACTCTACCTCAGATTGAGGAACAGTTGAGCATCGTAATACAAATCAGCAACGAAGAAAAGGATTTGCATGAAAGTATAACTCGTGGTGAGTTTACTGTGAAAAATCTTTTACTAGGATAACTATGAGATTACCTGACGACCCGTTAAACCCAAAACCGCCACCAAAAAGACGAACACCTCAATATGTTCCTATACCAGATTCCGAAAAGAAGGTTTCAGGTAGACCTAGAAAATATGATAGAGTTCTTGTCGAGGCTGGTGATGGTAAACAAGAAGTGATTTTAGTAGAAGTAGATAAGCGAAGGTTTTGGTTTGTGTCATATAATTATGTACTATTCGACGTGACTAGGCATGGTTCTATAACTTTCGAGACAAGAAAAAATATGATTTTCTCCATGTATGATTTGGGAAATCTGGTTGGAAATCGTAACTTAAACATTGTGTGGTGGAAAGAATTTGATAATGCGGCAGAATATAAGGAATTTTCGAGACGAGAACCACTAGTAGCAGAAGGAATGAATGTTTTACAAGTATAACAATTTAAAATAACTATGAGAGTAAAATTCAAAAAAACAGAAAGGGATGCAGTACTTCCAATTCAGACACCAGGAAATGCAGGTTTGGACATGACTGCATTACGAGTTGAACACACAGACATGTATACTGAATATGACACTGGAATTTGTATAGCAATTCCAGAAGGTTATGTTGGTCTGCTATTTCCGAGGTCGAGTATTAGTAAATACGATATTGTACTTGCTAATTCTGTAGGTGTCATCGATTCTTCTTATCGTGGACCAATTAAATTTAGGTTTAAGAAGAAAGCAAATACCTCACATGCCAAGAAATATCCTAAAATGTATTCTTTGGGTGATAAGATAGGTCAGCTTATTATTATTCCTTATCCAGATATTAAAATTGTAGAGGTTGACGAACTCTCTTCTACAGAACGTGGAGAAGGCGGATTTGGGAGTTCTGGCTCATGAGTGAAACGAATTTCGATATCGTGCAGAAAGCGGCACACTATAACAAGAACTTATCTGGAGTGGAGTGTATTCAGATAATCAGAAGCTTTGACTTCAACATTGGTAACACTTTTAAGTACTTGTGGAGAAGTGATCATAAACAAAACTTATTACAAGATTACAAGAAAGCACTTTACTATATTAAGGATGAGCTTCTAACAAGGAAGACGAAACTCCAGTTCATAGGAAATAGTAAAATTCCAAATATCTATAAGTTGAAAGCATATCGAGAAAGAACTCATCTTATAGATACTGTATCGATATATCAAGATGTAGAGTTATACCATTTATTAAATAGGGCAGACTTCTATATTTATGATACACATTATCTTGAAAGTGCAATTTCATACCTTTCATCTGCGATTAACAATCTTGAAAAAACCAACTAAACAAAACAATGGCAAAAACACAAAAAATAAAACCTTCCAATTCTGATTTACTTAAAACTATTATGAAGGCATCTCTTATTAAAGAGACTTCGTTACTAAGTGAATCAGAAATCTACAACAATGAAACATTCATTCCCACTAAAATACCTGTGCTTAACCTTTTCTTGAGTGGAAAATTTAAAGGCGGTATTGCAGGAAATCATACAGCTATTGCAGGTGCATCGGCATCCTTCAAGTCCATGCTTGGATTGATTATGATTAAGACTTATCTTGACCACTATTCAGATTCATTAGCTATTATCTATGATTCAGAGAAAGGTTTCACTAAAGACTATCTTAACAGTCTTGGTATTGACGCAACTCGTGTAGTCATTAAACCTTTCGGTATTCTGGAAGTATTTAAGAATGATGTTGTGAATCTATTAGATCAGTTGGAAAGAGGTAATCATGTTATAATTCTTGTAGATAGTATCAGCAACTCAGGTTCGGCAAAAGAACTCGCAGACAGTCTTGGCGATAAAGACACCACAGACCTTACACGGGCTAGAGTGATCAAGAGTATTTTCCGTATGATTACTTCCTCTGTTGCATTCAAGGAGATTCCTTTGGTTTCCATCAACCATACCTACGCTTCTTTGGACAAATATAAAGAAGATGAATTGAGTGGTGGGGGTGGTATCAAGTACAGTGCTACAAATACTCTACGTATCTCTAAACTCAAGAATAAAGAAACAGGTGGTGTAGATTTTAAAATCAAAGCAGGAAAAAGTCGTTACATCAAAGAAAACACAACGTTCCTTCTCTCTATTCCTGAAGATGGAAACATTCGTCAATTGTCAGGTCTTTTCGAACTAGCACTTGAATATAAATTTATTACGTCAGAAACACAAGGATGGTATGAAGTTCCTTCTCTCGCAGATTTCGGTAAGGTTCGTAGGAAAGAGATTGAAAATGATAAGATGTTTTGGAAGAGGATTTTCGAAGAGACGAATTTTGCAGAAACTGTTGAAAGTAAGATTGCGGTATCTCAAGACCAAAGAGCATTATTCAATGATATCGAAGATGAAGCGGATGAGTTATTAGGAAATGTGCCAGATGATTCGTATAATGAAGAAAACAACGAAAACTATGCTGATTAGAGAAATTGAAAACGAATGGGAAGTAGATTCAGTTGTGAATGATATTAACTTGGATGTGGAGTCCACCAAAACACATGGACTCCATTTTAAGTATTATGTTATTCTAAACAATGAGAAGAAAGGATTGTTTAAAATGGAGGCGGATTACAAGGTACTTCGCCTTGATAAGTGGGAGTACTTCATGGGTGTTCTAGATGAAGAAAAATTAAAAGAAAGAAACTGGCTACCATCGGGGCTAAAAATTTTGAAATCCAATGTTAATTTGTATCTTGAGAGTGATGCAGAAATTATCAAGAAAGATGTCGAGATTAGTATTCAAGAACAGAAGATAGAGTTCTTAAAATCTATAATCGATCAAATCAATCGTAGAAGTTTCTTCATCAAAAACGCAATTGATTATAAAAAATTCACCTCTGGATTAGTATAACAAATATGAGCATTTCGACTTCAAAAATAGTTTTATCTGCGTTGACTCGGAACACAGATTTTTCCTCAAAAGTATTTCCACATCTCAAGGAAGAATACTTTGGTCATACGGATAGAATTATATATGAAATAATAGCTAGGTTCATAACGAAATATTCCCTACTGCCTTCAAAAGAGGCAGTTCTTATTGAGTTAGAAAATATGCAAAACATCAACAAAGGTGATTATAATGATTGCGTTGATGAGATTGAAGATATTTTCTCTTATGAGCTGAAGGACAAGGATTGGTTGGTAGATACAGCAGAAAAGTATTGTAAGGATATGGCACTTAATCTTGCCATAATCGAAGCCGCAAGCATTGCTGAACGAATTAGTGCAGGAAAAGGTAATGGACTATCTGAGACTTGTATACCTGATTTACTTGCCAAAGCTATTTCTGTCTCATTTGACACACAAATGGGAATTGATTATCTTGAAGACCCTGAAGAACGGTATACAAAATATACTATTGTTGAAAATAAAATTCCCTTCTCCTTGGATATCTTTAATACCATCTCAAACGGTGGGTTCTCCAAAGGAACTATGAACATTTTTCTTGGAGGAACAGCATCAGGAAAGACTCTCAGCATGTGTTCATTTGCTTCTGATAATCTACTATCTGGTAAGAACGTCCTTTATATTACCTTAGAAATTGATGACATAAGTGCCGCAAAAAGGATTGATGCTAACTTGATGGATGTTGATATTAATAGAATCAATAGTATTGGGTCAGAGGCTTATGTGAGAAATATCGAATTGATGAAGAATAAAACACTTGGAAAACTTATTATCCATGAAGATTTAAGCGGAGCGTTTAATTCTTTAAGACTAAAATCTTTACTCGATAATCTGAAGTTGAAGAAAGGATTTGTTCCTGATATCATTTATTTGGATTATCTTACAATCGCTAAGAGTTCAAATTTTAAAGATGGAACTACAACTAGTTATATATACTTCAAGGCTGTTGCAGAGGAAATGCGGCTTGTTGCGAAACAATATGATTTGTGCTTGGTGTCTTGTGTGCAGTTGAATAGATCGTCATATGAGGATTCAGATGCGGCACTTACAGGTATTTCAGAGTCATGGGGTATTGCATCTACTGCTGATTTTATTGCCGTCATCATCCATACCGAAGAATTGAAGAATTTGAATCAGTATGAAATAAAGCAGTTGAAATCTAGATATACAGATTTGTCAGAAAATAGAAGGTTCTGCGTTGGTGTTGATAAACCAAAAATGAGATTATATGAATTAGATAGTCATAGTAATTCCACTTCATATTCAACAAAAACTAATAAAGATGAAGTGGATATGTTAAATGGTGTAAAATCTAAATTCGGTCTCGACTCATTAACCTTTTAAGCCCACGTTCCAATCGAAGTATTCGCACTCACACCATCAATCGGATAAATAGTCATACGACTGTAAGCATAAAGTGTGTGAGGGTCTGCTCCACCTGTGGCGAGTTTAAATTGAGGTGTAACTGTTCCACCAGTCGTTACATCGATTATTCCATTTATTTTAAGTGTAACAATGTCTCTAACATATGTCGCAACCGTGAAAGAGGTAGCGAAGTTTGATGTAACAAAATTAGACATACTTTGTGTATTCTCTAACGTTGTTCTTGCATTAGCGGCAGAAAAATAAGCTTCGTATTTATGACTAGCAAGAACCCCAGAACCTCCAACCAAAAGACCATATCCTATATCATCATTGCCACCAGCCTTGGTTATGTTAGCAATTATTTCATAAGCATATCTTGTTGCGGAGCTTAAAGTGACACTCTTTCCAAATACACTACAAGGTGCTGTGTTTGCGTATAATGCACGGTCTAATGTAGTGATGTACGTTTGTTCTGCTGGAATCAAACCCCTCTGTGTACCAGATGGTGTTCCGCAGAAAGATTTTCCATCGTATTCTAATGCTCCTGCCACCGCTGTTGCAAGGTTTGTTCCAGAAACGAATGTAAGAGGAGCAATAGTTGTATTTCCTGAGAATAGTGTCAAAGACCCTGGCATTATCACAGAATTTGGTAAACTTAAAGTAGCAACACTCGAATTTGAAGTAGATGTTATCTGGTTTGTAGTTCCATTAACTGTTTTTATGGTTCCCGTATTATACCCATTAGGATTAGATGCAGTATAATAGAAAGATGCCAACTGACCATTTAAATAAGTTGAATTATTTGCACTACCTGTAGTATTCTGATTCCACGTAGTAACAGTTCCAGTTAATCCAGAATATGGCGCATAACTTGCAGAATTTGCAGTCAATACAACTTTTGCACTATCAGCAGTATTGTCTACATTTGAAAGACCAACATCAGATTTAGAAAGTGTTACATTAGAAGTAAGAGCATGTCCACCAACTGTAAGCAGTGTAGAAACGGGTGTATATCCAAGTGCATCCACAACATTATTCGATGTTATTGAAGAGATGTAATTGTTTGGGTTTGATGCGGCATAGTAGTATGGTCCATGTTGACCATCAAGATAGCTTGAATTATTTGCGGTGATTGCAAGATTAGCAGTTCCATAAAGATTACCAAGGAAAGCTGTAGCTTTTACATTACCTTGAACTACAATTTCCGAAACACCATCATCAACTATAGTATCATCTCCAAATAACCATCTACCATCGGAAGTAGTTCTTGCAACCTGATTATTGGTATATGTTCCGCCAACGTGGAAAATAATATTGTTTGCTGGTGTTTTAGTTCCGATAATTAAATTCCCACCATCTACATAAAGATAACCATCATTAGAACCACTAATTGTATATTCTGGATTGAAATAGGATGACGAATTTATACCAACATCTATGTAATTTTTACCATCATTTCCTATATCGTTAATCGAAACAAAATCACTTGAAGAATCTATTCCATCAGAATGGTTTTGTTGTGTTATTTGAATATAAGAATTTGAATTTGAATTAACCTGTATTATAGCATTCGTATAATCTGTGTTTGCTATTCCTGCACCAAACTTTGATAATTCTGTGACGGTCAAAGTTTTAGAAGACACATTGTTTGCAGAAATATTAAGAGTTTTTAGATTAGCTCCATTTGTATCCCATCTGTTATTGTTCGAAGTGTTGTCGTATAAGAATGATACAAGATTGTTTGCACCAAGGATGATACCACCACCTTGAATTTCTGCATAGGAATGAGAATTTGCACCAAGGTATAATACTGTATTTGAAGATTCAATAACAGGAGTAGAAACAGTATTACCTGTAACATTAAGAATACCTGTGATTTTAAGATTAGTAA